ACTTGGATCTTTATCCGATTGGATCATTATGGAATGCCTACAATCTTTCCCTTAAAGTTAAGGGAGAGTTTGAGAGAGTATATCGACTTCTGTAATAAACCTAGAGGTGATTCCTTCGTTATGAAGGACTTAGTGCAAGATGAGTTTCATCCCAATAAATGGAATGAGGCTCCCTTGCCCTATCACACTAAGAAAATTACAGCTGTCTTATCTCTCGCAAGCATTTTTAGAGTCCTTTCTACGAAAGTAGAAAGCGACCTAAGTACCATAATTGGTCCATTTACGGGAAAATACAGTACTCTTCCTAAGCCGCTAATTATAGAGGCGTTAAGAGAGTTAACAATAGAGAAAACTAAAGGTAAAGGAAGATTTGATTTTAACACAGGTACTATGGTGTACCAAGAAGTTGTTAAAAACAACGGTAACATCCAAAGTATTGTAAAAACCGGTAAGTTTAATCCACATTTCTCGCCTAAAGCGGGACCTAATGGAAGTATGTCTACCTGGACAGCTGCTATGGACGCTTTTGCATTTATGCATGAGCCGTCCAAAGCATTAAAGCTGCTCGGATGGATGTATGACCAAAAGGCTTTTGCTTACATGCTTTGGTTTGTATGTCTAAACCTTTTGTTTGGGGTTCCATATATTATATGGTTCCACATACTTAGGGTGCACGCTAGTTTTCTTAGATTATCTCGATTCTTTCCTTCAGGCTTTTATTATGCCTGGAAGGAAAGTTTCGGGAGAATCTTTGATTTCTGGCGATTAGACACAGAAACCTCGCATGGACTGGACTCTGATCGACTATACCTAGGTAAACTAGGTGTAGTATATGATCAGGCCGGTAAAGCGAGAATTGTAGCTTCAACGAACTGGTGGATACAATCTGCGTTTCATGGACTGCACGATTCCTTGTTTGAAGCTCTAAAATGCATCCCATATGATGGTACTTTTGATCAAATTTCCGCTCTGGATAAGGTAGTTGCTAAAAAAGCAGCTGCGCATAAACTGAGTGGGTTTGACTTAAGTGCCGCTACAGATCGATTGCCTATTAACCTTCAGGTCGACATTTTAAATGCGCTTGGGGTTGATGGACAAACATGGAAAGAGTTGTTAGATATTGAGTGGAATGTAAATTCCCTTGATACCGAGCACTCTACCGTGAGATATGCAGTGGGCCAACCTATGGGTGCTTACTCTTCTTGGGCGATGCTAGCATTAACACATCATGTGATTGTTTATGCTTCATACGTGCAAGCGGGGGTTGACTTCAAAGAGGCGAATTACGCGGTCTTAGGAGACGACATGGTTGTTAACCATGACGAGGTAGGTCTTATGTATGTTAGAATAATGGGATCATTGGGTCTTACCATCAAAGATGGGAAATCGGTTATTTCTCACAGATTCACTGAATTTGCGAAAAATCTCCGAGGACCAGGGGTAAACTTTACTCCGGTTGGTGCTGGTGCCATTTTGGCTGCCTGCCGATCGGGATATATGTTTCCTGCTCTGATTAAATCAGCAATGTATACCGCTATAACATCTACACAAGATTTGCTAGATCTGGTTAAACGAGTTCCGTCCGGCCTTGTTGCAAAACGAGACCTGACGAAATTCGTAAACCTAGTTTTATGGCAATTCTTTGGTCCCAAAGGAGTTAGTCAGGTAAGTCCAGTCCATTTCGGCAGCATGCTGCTCGAATGGATTTCTGGTCTGCCTAAAACCTCTGCTATGCTTGTTGAGCACATTTACGATAGTATCGGAAATGTAAGCTTCAAGAAAGCATACGGACCTGTTAAAGAATCCTCTCATTTACCAATGGCTAATCTATTGCTAGCTTTTGCCACCGTTAATGTAATGAAAGTACCATTTTTAAGGGTTCTAGAAACCCTTACTATGATTGTAAATCCAGGTTTCTGGATGTACTTTAGGAAGGCTCTACTTGTAGAAGCCGATTTCTGGGAAAGCTGGGAGAAAATGTATCAGGGTATACCCCGAGTTGCGGAAGAAGGTTATATCGGTACATGTATTAAATTACAGTATCGAATTAACCATATTCCGGAACTGTCCTTAGTATCAATTCCGCTTACAAAAGCAGAAACGAAACTAAGAGCAACATTTCTCCGAGACATTCTTGAAGATATGAGACGAAGACATCAACTGTCTGAATCTTTCACTCTTCACAGAAACTGGTATGAGCTTGATGCTCACTACAGGTAGTAACTGTTTCCCTTCGGGTCATAGACTCCGGTACCACCACTTTGGTGAAATACGTGTGTAGTAAGTGCGAGTAGAAGTTGAAAACGTCCTGTTATTAGTGATAATAACAGGGAGAAGTAACTCCTAACACTTACCAAACGAAGAACTTCGTCTAACAGTTTAAATACTTGTGGATAAGCTCCCGTATGAGAGTAGTCATATCCGCGC